GCGACCCGGCTTCGCCCACGCCTTCCAGCTCGGCGCGCACCTGCCGTCCGCCCACGGCCGCGAGGCGGACGCTGACCCTCTTCTCAGCCATGGGAGTGATCCATCTGTTCGTTGAGCTTCGCGACCATCACCGCCTCGATGACGGGCAGCAGTTCGGCCATGGCGAGCGGCGGGACGCCGAGGGCGTCACCGAGCGCCAGCGCCGCCGACATGTCCCAGCCGATCACCGCGCCGGGCAGCACGCGCAGCTGACCGCCGAGACGGCCGACGAGGTCCCAGACCTGCCAACCCTCCGGAGTTTCCGGACGGTTCAGCCGCGCCGGGCAGTCCGGGCAGGCTTGCGGGCAGGCTTCGCAGTAGCGCTCGCCCCCGCCGAAGGACCATTCGGCGAGAGCGCGGAGGCGTTTTTTTCCTGTTCCAGCAGCAGGCCCTTCGAGACGTAGGTCAGCTGGAAGGCTTCGAAGATCGGCCAGACATCGAGCAGCGCGTCGATGGCCTCGGGGCTCGGGTCGATGGGCTTGCCGTCTACGTCGCCGATGCCCTCCCAGGCGAGCACCGCCCGCCGCGCCAGCGCCTTGGCGAAGGCGACCGCGCGCTCCTCGTCGGAAGCCTCCTCGGGAACCGCCTCGACGGCCGCATCGCTGCGTGTCGCCACCATCAGCGCGGTGGTCAGCGGGCGGAGCTGCACCCGGACGCCGGGGGCGAGGTCATGCCAGCGCGGAGCGTTGTTCAGGTCGAGCGTCAGCATCCTTAGTACACCTCGATGTCGTTGATCAGGGTTGCCGTGCACATCCGGCCGACCACGCTGTCGCGGGCGGCCTGCCAGGCGAACGTCGCCTGGACGCCCTGCGGTCCGGAGATCTCGATGCGCGGGCGCGGCAGGTAGACGGCGTGCACGGTGAAGGTGAAGCTCTCGCCCGAGGGCAGGACGTAGGCGAATTCCATCTCGCAGGCCTCGCCGTTGATCGCCTGCGTCACCAGCGTCTGGTCGGCGAACCGCACCTCGATCCGGCCGGTGAGCGCCGCGATGCTTGGGTCCGCACCGTCGATGCGCCCGTCCGAGCGAATGGTCTCGATCCGGTCGAGATTGTTGGCATAGGTGATCTCGGCCGAGACCACGTTGCCGAGGGCAGTCCCATTCCGGGTGATCGCCCCGTTGAAATGGCCGAAGCGCTTCAGCTCCAGCGCGGCCGGTGGTGAGGCGGGTGCGCCGAACGCGCTGGTTGTCGCGCCCACCGTCTCGCCCTGCGCAACCAGCCGCGCCGTTGCCGTCAGCAGGCCCGAGCGCTGCATCTGCCAGGTCAGCTGGTCGAGCACGCAGCCGGAGTACATCGCGTAGCGCGGCACCTCCGGCATGCCGGTCTCGATCGACATCGAGGGCAGCGTCCAGGACCCCGACTGGAACTCGTGCGTCCAGGGACCGGTGCCGGTCGTGGTCGGCACTCCGAACGCCGCCTTCAGCCAGAAGCCGAAGGCCTCCGCGTCGAGCGGCACCACGACATCGCCATCGGCCGTCACCGCGTCCTTGATCGGCGCCAGCGGATCGCGGCCGTAGCCGAGAAGCTCGGAGTTGAGGAGCGGCTGCTCAGCGCCGAGCGTGGTGCTGGCGAAGGGCATCTTCGTGAAGCCGCTCGCGGGCGGCGTGCCGTAGACGGTCTCGAACGCAAGCGCCATCTGCGCCCGCGCCCCTTGGGCTCGTGCCATGGTGTTCTCCTCGGGTTGTCGGGGTCAGCCGAGCGGGTCAGCCGTGGTGTAGTGAAGGACGACCGGGATCACGGCCGCCTTCAGGCTGGCCGCGCCATCGACCGGCAGATCGACTGGCCTCGGCGCTTCCGCCTCGACCCAGTCGCAGAGGCCGCCGAGCGTGCGGTCGGCCGCGAGCGCCGCGCCGATGCTGGCGGTCAGCGTGTCGAACGCGGCGTCGCGGTCCGCGCCCTGGACAACCGCCTCGATCTCGGCGCGGTGTTGGTAGTGGTAGCGCAGCGGCGAGAGGGTCACTTCCGGCTCCCCCGGCTCGCCATCGCGGAGGATCAGCAGGCCTGCAGCAGGCACGCGCTCGGGCAGCACCTCACCACGCAGGGCGGTGGCGGGCAGCGCCGAAAGCCGCGCATGCAGCGCGGTGAGGATGGTTTCGCGTGGGGTGGGCATGCGGACCTGTTTGCTTTCCGAAGCGCCCGCGCGCGGGCAGCTTGACCTTTGCAATTCTTGACAGTTTCAGCGCGTTGCCGGTAACTGAAGCGATGGGGATTGCGAGCTCCCCACGAGGCGCCAGCCGAAGATCGCGTTCCTGTTCAACCCCGGCGACGGAGGAACGCATATGCCTGCGCCCAATGCCATTTCGTTCGACAAGCTCTCCCGCATCATCGGCACGCCTCGAAGCCCGCTGCTCATCGACGTGCGGTCCGACGAAGACTTCACCGCCGACCCGAGGCTTCTGCCTGGCGCCATTCGAAGCGACGACCGCGCGCTGACCGAGCTTGCCTCGCAGCTGGCTGGTCAACCTTCCATCGCCGTATGCCAGGCCGGGCATCGCCGCAGCCAGGGCGCGGCGGCCTGGCTCCGCGCCGAGGGCTGTCCGGCCGAATACCTCGACGGCGGGTTCGAGGCCTGGCGCGCAGCCGGTCTGCCTCTGATCGATCCGGCGAAGCTGCCCGCACGCGATGCGCAGGGCCGGACCGTCTGGGTGACGCGGTCTCGGCCGAAGATCGACCGCATCGCCTGTCCCTGGCTGATCCGTCGTTTTCTCGACCCCCGCGCCGTGATCCTGTTCGTAGCGCCGGCCGAGGTGGTGGGCGTCGCCGAACGCTACGAGGCAGCGGCCTTCGACATCGAGGGCGTGTTCTGGAGCCATCGCGACGAGCTTTGCACCTTCGACGTGATGCTGGCCGAGTTCGGCCTCACCATTCCGGCGCTCGACCGGCTCGCGACCATCGTCCGCGGGGCGGACACCGCCCGGCTCGACCTCGCGCCCGAGGCGGCGGGGCTGCTGGCTGCATCGCTCGGCCTGTCGCGCATGTATTCCGACGATCTGGAACAGCTCGAGGCCGGCGTGCTGCTCTACGACGCCTTCTATCGATGGGCACGGGACGCCACCGACGAGACCCACAACTGGCCGACCAACAAGCCGAAGCCAGAATGATGCAGGACCGCGCTTATCCCACTCTGGCCGAGGCCACCCGGATCTGGGCCCGCATCGGCCTCCTGAGCTTCGGTGGCCCGGCCGGACAGATCGCGCTCATGCACCGCATCCTCGTCGAGGAGCAGGGCTGGCTGGGCGAGAAGCGGTTCCTGCACGCGCTCAACTACTGCATGCTGCTGCCGGGGCCGGAGGCCATGCAACTCGCCGTCTATATCGGCTGGCTCATGCACCGCACGCTCGGCGGCATCATCGCGGGCGTCCTGTTCGTGCTGCCCGGCGTCGTGGCGATCATGGCGCTGAGCTGGATCTACGCGCTCTACGGGAATGTCGGGCCTGTCGAGGCGCTGTTCTTCGGCCTCAAGGCGGCGGTGCTGGCCATCGTCGTACAGGCGGTCATCCGCATCGGATCGCGCGCGCTGAAGAACGGCGCGATGCTGGCCATTGCCGCCGCGTCCTTCGTGGCGATCTTCGGCTTCGCGGTGCCATTTCCGCTCATCATCCTGGTAGCGGGTCTGATCGGGTTCTTCGGGGCCCGGGCAGACCTGCCGGCGTTCCGGGGCGGCGGCGGCCACGGCAAGGTGGGCAAGGTGCAGGTCGATGACGCCGACACCCTGCTGGGCGAGGAGTCGCCCGACCACACGCAGGTCAACCGGGCGTGGGCGTTTCGCATCTCGGCGGCGTTCCTCGCGCTTTGGCTGGTGCCGGTAGCCCTTCTGTTCGCCTTGCTCGGCCCTGCCAATGTCTTTTCCCAGATAGCTGGCTTCTTCAGCGTGATGGCCGTCGTGACCTTCGGCGGCGCCTATGCGGTGCTGGCCTATGTCGCGCAGGAGGCGGTGCAGAACTACGGCTGGCTCGCTCCCGGCGAGATGCTGGACGGGCTTGGCATGGCGGAGACCACGCCCGGCCCGCTGATCATGGTGACGCAGTTCGTGGGCTTCATGGGCGCCTTCCGAGAGGCGAGCGGCCTGTCGCCTCTGATGGCGGCAACGCTTGGCGGGCTGTTGACGACGTGGGTTACCTTCGTTCCCTGCTTCCTGTGGATCTTCCTCGGTGCACCCTTCATCGAGCGTTTGCGCGACAACGCGGTGCTCACAGCCGCGCTGACGGCGATCACGGCCGCAGTGGTGGGCGTGATCCTGAACCTCGCCGTCTGGTTCGGTCTGCATGTGGTCTTCGACGAGGTGAGGACGATCGCTTCCTTCGGGCTCGACCTCGATGTCCCCGTCTGGTCGTCGCTGAACCTGTCGGCTGCGGCGCTGGTGCTGGCCGCTCTTGTGGCGGTGTTTCGGTTCAAGCTTGGGGCGGTGACGGTCCTTGCCGGCTGCGCTCTGGCGGGCATGGCGCTGGCGCTGATGGGCCTGACCTGAAGCATCCGTCGGCAATGGGATCGACTATATCTTCGCCTCCACCCAGTTCGCCACGATCAGCCCCGG